CAGAGCATTGATCTCGGAACCGACTGCGGCCGTCATGCTGGCAACCGCCAGCAGCGCCGAAGAGATTCTGAGAAGGGTGACGTTTTTCATGATCACATTCCTCGTTTGGGGTGAAACGCCGTTGCGGCGTTATTTCGTGAGGGAAAAATCGGCCAGTTGCGCGCTGAGAGCTTTCACCGCGTCCTTGGTGCCGACATGGTTTGCCTGGTTGCTTCCCTCATCACGAGGTAGCGATCCGAACAGAAGTTTGGCGACGTCATCTGCTCGTTTGCGGGACAGACCTAACTCTTTCACGAGGATTGTCCGTATCCCGCCAATGGTTGCGCTTTTCGTCCAGCCGGTCACGCCATCAGGCACGCGATCGCCGGTTAATGCCGCATGGGCATCCTGCAAATGATTCATGAGAACGGCGTCATGCTTGCCGTTGGTCGAGCTCATCAGACCATAGCCGGCGTTCATGACATTGTCTTGCATGCCGATGGCAGAAGCCAGAGAGTTGACCGCACCATCAACATCAGGATCGAAATCGTCATCGCCGTCGGGATCGACCGTGCTTACGCTATCGGTCGATTTGAGCCGGTGCATGAAAGATGATTTGAGTTCCTGGATGCGCGCGGCGGAATTGCTTGGATCTCGCACGATGTCGATGGCGTGCAACAAAACCTTGATCAACTTGCGGCGCGGTTCACCCTGCGACTTGCCCATGATGGCACCGCCGGGCGGCACCGTATAGGCGATCGACAATCCGCTGAGCGCACCGTCCTGCATCAATCCGCGAATGCGCCGACCGTGATCGGTGTCGAGCGCGCTGATTTTGCCCTTAACCTTGAGCCCGTGATTATCCTGGCTCATTTCGGAATAGACGCCGACCGGCAGCGGATCGCCGCCGACGAACGCGCTATGCTCGACGTAGAGACCGGGAAGCGTGCCCTTGGCCTTGTGTTCGGCCAACGATTCCGTGAAGGCGCCCGGCGCGATCACATCCTTATGCGAATCCAGTTTGTTGAAGATGGCTCCATAGCCTTCGAATTCGCCGGGTTGTGCATCGCCAACAAATTTGAATTCTGTCGGCGCGACGAAAATCTCAAGATTGCGCATGTTGATGTCCTCGGTTTAGGCGGCGAGAAGAAAGTCGTTGTCGTAGGCGATGGCGTCAAAACCATCCGCCGTTCCTGGCAACAGATCGGATTTCATATCAATCACAGCGCCGCGCGCTGTAGCGCTTCCGCGTGCCTTGCCGCGGACGATTTTAACTTTAACTCGTAGAGCTTTTCCTTTTGCCCTCGCATCCGCCGTTGCGGAGCCGGTGAGCAAGATTGTTGTACACTCAATCGTCCGTGATGGTGCTGACGCCGATCTCACTACGCTGAGAGTCGGATATTTCCATGCCGGGGCAGAATGACCGTGATTGCGACTGCGACCGGCACCGCCACCTTGTGCTCGTGCCACGATGACGCCGGAAGCAACACCTTCGATCAATTCAACTGTAGCTAATACGATGTCTCCTAATGCCGTCGCATTGAGAACGTCACCACCTGCCACACCGCCGAAACAACTTACCGTCGCTGTTAGCGTCGATCCCGCGGCGGTGGCATCGCCAGATTCAGAACCAGCGAGAATGCTGTCGGTCGGAGTAAGCGTCGATCCAGTTGCCGCCGCCGCGCCGTTCGCCGTGCCGTCGACCGTGCTCGCCGTCGCAGTGAGCGCGGCACCGATTGCGCCGGCATTTCCAGAAGCAGTTCCCGACACGATGCTATCGGTCGGAGTGAGCGTCGATCCAGTTGCCGCCGCCGCGCCGTTCGCCGTGCCGTCGACCGTGCTCGCCGTCGCAGTGAGCGCGGCACCGATTGCGCCGGCATTTCCAGAAGGAGTACCCGACACGATGCTGTCGGTCGGAGTGAGCGTCGATCCGCTTGCAGAAGCCGCGCCGTTCGCCGTGCCGTCGACCGTGCTGGCGCTCGCCGTGAGCGTCGCGCCGATGGCGACGGCATTTCCAGAAACTGAACCGGCCAGAATGCTGTCGGTCGGAGTGAGCGTCGCGCCGATGGCGACGGCATTTCCAGAAACTGAACCGGCCAGAATGCTGTCGGTCGGAGTGAGCGTCGATCCGCTTGCCGCCGCCGCGCCGATCGCCGTGCCGTCGACCGTGCTCGCCGTCGCCGTGAGCGTGGCGCCGATTGCGCCGGCATTTCCAGACGCCGTTCCCGACACGATGCTGTCGGTCGGAGTGAGCGTCGATCCAGTTGCCGATGCTGCGCCGCTTGCTACTCCATCGACCGTGCTGGCCGTCGCTGTGAGTGTGGCGCCGACTGCGCCGGCATTTCCAGATTCCGAACCAGCGAGAATGCTATCGGTCGGAGTGAGCGTCGATCCGCTGGCCGCTGCTGCGCCGCTCGCTACTCCATCAACCGTACTCGCCGTCGCCGTGAGCGTGGCACCGATTGCGCCGGCATTTCCAGAAGCAGTTCCCGACACGATGCTATCGGTCGGAGTAAGCGTCGATCCGGTTGCAGAAGCCGCGGCGCTCGCCGTTCCATCGACGGTGCTCCCCGTCGCGGTAAGTGTCACTCCATTTGCGTTGCCGTTCAAACTTCCGGCGCCAGGGATGGTCGGATCGAGTAGCTGAATATCTCCTGGTGACGTTTGCCCGACGTAAAGAAAAATATCGGGCATGTTAAGCCCCGATGAGCGTGTTCACCGTGGTCCCGGCAACATCGGGCGAGCCTAACTTGTAAGCCACGACATAGTAATTCGTGGTCAAGGATGCGCTGCGGAAATCATAGTTTCCATTTGCATCCGACATAGTTTGTTCCATCACCATGTCTGTTGCAGAATTAAATAGATCGAGTTCGCAGTTTCCAATCGGTGTGCCGGTACTATCCTTGGTAACGCCGAACACATGAAGATAAACGGCGGGTTGTGGATTCATTGCCGCCATGAACGGCGAAGTCCCACCAGCATCATCGTCCGCACCAAAAAGACTGCTGAGCGGAAATATGATCGGAGTTGGCATTGTTCCGATCCTTAGTTCATCGCCACAACTTCCATGTCCTGAACAGTCATAGACTCAGCCGTCGAGCCAGACCGAATAAACTGGACGCTGACGATGAGCGCCGCCGTCAAGTCACACGCCGCCGATACCACCGCGGCGGACGCCGGGATAAGTATGGGTTGGAGAGTGGAGGCAATCACTGCGTTGTTAAAGTGAGCTTTGCCCGTGCAAAACAATGTGCCAGTTGAGCCCAACGAGCGCGCATGAACAAAAATCTCTGCCGCCCACGAAAGGTTTGTCTGCGACACGGACAGCGCGACGGGGGCCGAGGAAGCAAGCAAAATTCCGTTCGCGGACGCTCCTGTTCCGTAATAGACGGCGAATGATCCGTTTCCAGGCGTTAGACCGGTCGTGATCTTGCCGAACAAACGAATGCGCAGCTTCTTACCAACCCGGGCGAAATATTGGCCACCGAGCACGGGGAAAGCCGACGGCGTATAGAGCGCAACCGCCGTCGCGAGTGGCGCAATCGCGGCCTGATCTGCCGCGATGAACGGCTCGCGAAGATCATTATAGAACAGGCCATCAGCCATGAACCCGATTCCTTAATTCTGAATCCGCAATGTCGACGCCGTTAGCGCCCACGTTCCATTGGTCGAAATGATGTCGGAGCCAAAATCGATATAGGCCACGAGATTGTCAGCGGACGACGCGCCACCTCGATGCTTGTAGTAGACCGCGCCGCGCGCCGTGATGGTGGCGCTGGCGATGCTGATCGCTCCGAGCGAAATGTTCTCCTGGCTGTCAACAGTGTCCTTGACCGGGACTACCGCCGCCACAAATCCGCCAGCCACATAAGAACCCGCAGCGGCAACCTCGTTGGTGACGTCCGATCGTTTAAGATGCGTGCTCTTGTTGGCGACATAACTCGAAGTCACCAGCATGCAATAGAACGCGTCGCTGCCGAAGTTGATGAGGTCGTTGGCTACGTCATCGATGCAGGAGTCGTAAATCAAACTAGCCATATTGCTGGTCCTCTATTTCTCTTCGCGCTCAAATGTTTTGATCCGACCGGTAGCATCGTGCTCCGTAACGGTCGTCACTTCCTTGCCCTTCTTCGGCATCGTGATCGGCACGGTGACGTTGACGACCGGCTGCGGCATATTGCGGATGGCTTCGAACAGCCCGGTATTGGAATCTATCTTGGCCTCAATGCTGGCAAGAAGATCCGCAGCCTTTTGATTCTCCTGGACGACAACGTCGTTCTCAGTGTTATCTGCCTGATCGGCGATATCGGCAGCGGTTGGCGATTTACTTGGATCGAAGGTCGGATCGAGCGGCTTCGGCCCGCGGCCCCTGACAAATTCGCCGAGCAACTTGATCGGAAGCATATTCGACATGATCATAAGATCATTGCCGTCCGGATCGGGCGCGTCGTTTTCGAGTGCCCGAATTTCATTCGGCGTTTTCAAGCCGAAGGCAATTTGCGTCTTGTAAAGCGCCGCGCGGATCGTGCTATCGGAGCGCAGAATTCCGTCGACGTTGAATTCCACGTAGCTCGCGACAGCCTCTTCGGCCGTCATCAGCGACTTCATGATGGCCTGCTCGATGCGCTCCAAATGTGGGCGCAGGCAATACATCAGAAACCAAAGATTCATTTGTTCGAGGCCAGTGCCCCATGCCGTCGATTTTTCGGTGTGGCCGATCATCGGCGGCGGCACCATAAACCAGCGGCACATCTGTTCGACGTTAAAGGACCGCGTTTGCAAGAGCTGCGCGTCTTCAGGCTTTATGGTGACTGGAGTCAGCTTCCAACCACCCTCCATCAGCGGCACGCCGCCGGTATTCATGGCACCGGAAAAGCGCTCGATGATTCCTTTCGCTTGTTCGCGCTGCGGATCTGTCAGATAGGTCGGCGCCTCCATCACCATTGATGGATTCATACCGTTCCTAAAGAACGAGCCAGCCACTTTCTCGGCCGCCATGGAGCTTGCGAGATTTTGCCGCGCTTGCGAAATAGGTGAGATACCGACAAGCCCGTCGAGTGAAAATCCCTTGATGTGTAGAACCTGATACTCTTCCAGGTCCGCGATGAATCCCTGGAACGAGTAGTGATAGGTCAATGTGCCGTCTACGTTTCGACGTACCGTGACGCGATCCGGACGCATCGGAGTGATGGCGACGATGGGATTGTCCGGCCCAGGTAGGCTCCCAACCTTTGATGTTGGATCGTCATTCTTGCGCGCGATTGCGCCGTAGGAATTTCCCCACAAGAGAATCGCCGCGACCACAGCCGTCCAGTATTCAACCGCCGTCATGTCGGCGTTCGGGCTATCGTGCAAAATCCGATAGAGCGGATTCTTGTCGTCTATAATTCCGCGCCCTTGCTTGTCGCGCGCATAGACCTGCAGAGGAAGCGTTGCAATTGTGTCCGCTATCAACCGAACGCACGCCCAGACGACGTCGAGCTGCAGCGACGAATCGACGGTAACGACTTCTCCGGCGTGTGTCGGCCCACTCGAAAAGAAATGATAGAGCCGCGGATCGGTAAGGCCCAGACCGCGCGCAAGAAAAGAAACATTCTTGAGCGCGATATTCGTCAGGTTTGGCCCTAACAGCGCCACGGTCGCCTTCGAGATCATACCCATAAGGCGAAAACCTTTATCGCGGTTCGATCAGAATTTAACCAATGACCGGCCGCGCGAGGAAATTATCGAGCGACGAATGATCGTCGGTTCCAGCCAGTGCCAAATCCATTACCAGTGTCGAAATGCCGTCTATTTTTTCCGACGACTTGGCCTTATCGGGCTTTATGTTTCCGTTTGAATCTTCGTACTTGGCGACATTCGAAACCATCCAATCCATAACGGGATGACCGCCGGCGTCCATCAACCCCGAGAGAGTCAAGCGCTCCAACTGTTTCGACGCACCGCCCAGAGTCTGTACGCCCTGGCGCATCAGGATCATCGGTACGCCATCCTTCACCAAGGAATTAACAGTCGCATTGGCGTTGTAGGGGTCGTAACCAATCTGCTTGACTGAAAACCGCTCGATGCCTTCATGCACCGCGGCAATCACCGGATCATAATCGACAACATTGCCTTCGGTTGGTTCAATAGCTCCACGTGTTCGCCAGATGTCGTATGGGACGCGATCACGGCGCGCACGGTGTTCGATATTATCGGCAGGCACCCAGAACCGTGGCAGGACTGTCCATTTTTTTTCAGCGGCAATCGGCGGAAACAACCAGAGTAGGCATGTTAGATCGTTGACGCTGGAAAGATCGATGGCACCGAAGCACTCTCGCCCTTTCATTAGATCCGCGAATTTCCGCCAGCGCGCTTCATCCGAGAGCGACGGCTTACCGGAACCCTCGCGCCACTTCTCTATCGACAACCAGCGGACATCCTGCCCAACCCAAATGTTGAGATAATACCGCTTGAAGTTCGTTTCCAATCGCGGTGAGTCAATTGCCTTCTTAAACTCGTCGTTTAGATCTTCGAGTTGGATCGATGCGCCCAGATTGGGGTTTGCCTTTGCCCAGGTTTCAGGAAGCCGCCAATCTTCCGTCTGTTCGGGGGCATAGACCACTACGAGCGTCGACGGAATATCAAACGTGCCGTCGCGGATTTTTAGGCTTTCTTCCCACAGAACCCAGCCGTGACTTTTCCGGGCCTGCCCAGCGGTCGAGATCAGAATATCGAGCGGTTGTTCGCGCGAAAGTTCCGACTGATGAACAAACTCATAAAGGTCTCCGTCCTTCCATTCGTGCATCTCATCGCCGACGAGAACCGAACAAGAGAGACCATGCTTACCTTCGGCCTGTCCGGAGAGTGGCTTGATGAACGAAAGCGTGGTCGAACAATACAATGAAGTTTTGAAGGTCTCGATGTATTCCGGCAACGTCGGCGAGAGCTGCACCATCCGCGTCGCCCGGCCGAAGACAATGCGGGCCTGTTTTTCATTATTGGCGATGACGTAGGCTTCGCCGCCGAGTTCGCCATCGAATAGGAATGCGAGCAGCAGCAGACCGGCGGCGAATTCCGATTTTCCGTTCTTGCGCGCGACCCATATCAATGCGCGCCGGAATAGCCGCTTGCCGTCCGCGCGTTTCCACCCAAACAGCATCCGAACGATCGCGGCCTGCCAATCGGCGAGGAGGAAGGGCCGCCCAGTCCATCGTCCAGTTGTCAGGCGCAGATAAGTCGGAAAGAAATCGCACGCCTTTTGCGCGGTTACTTCGTCGAACCAAACTCCGGAGGTCGACGCGGCCCGATCCCATTCCTTGCCGGCCCAAGAATGAATCGGATTGCTTGCTAGATCCGTGATCCATTTCGGTCGAGACAGATCAGGCATTCTCGATCACTCCCCGCTCCCCCTTTCTTGAAGGACTACGGCCCCGCCTCCCATTTGGGAGGTTTGGACTTTCTTTCGAAGATCACGCAAAACCGGGGATGATCATCAATTGATGGTCCGCCCAAGTCCGACCGGCGATGGTGCCGGCGGAGATATAACGGCGGCGGGCGCGGTCGCATTGGCCCCGATCTGATCCTCGAACGGCAGTCTCGGCGCCTGCGCTGCGGCATGCGAGAGGATGGTCTGTCGGGCTTGCGGAGAGAGGCCGAAGCGATCTTCCATTTTTTCCAGACGGCTATCGAGATGCAGCAACGCCAGAAAATTCTTATTCAGGCGGTCCATTGTCACGGCGTCGGAGACGGTCGTTACAACGATATTTTTTGACGTAACCGAAGGCGCGATGGCCTCGAACAGCGACAGAAACTTGCAATAGCGCGCCAGCGTGCGCAGGTCGGTCGCCTGGATGAATTTACGCTCGCGCAGCATCGGCACGAGATGTTCCCATACGCGCCTCGATCCGGCGTCGAGCTTGGCCGGCGACGCCATCGAATCCAGAACGCCGGCGTCCGGAAATTCGGGCGCTGACGAGCTTTTTATTTTGCGTTTCTTGCCCGGAAACCCCTGCGCTTCCTTGAGCGCATTGGGTTTAGGGTGGCGGCCGGCTGGCATGGCACCTTTTTCCTCGTGGCAACTTTTTTATTGGGAATTTCGCGGGATTTTGGGAAGTGGGCCTGACCGGTCCGCGGGGTAAGGCCCTATAGTTTTGACCCCCCCCCCCGGCCCGGGC